CAATAGTTTTCACTCAATTCAATACCAACCCATCTTCTGTCATGAACAACTGCTGCCACACAACTGGTTCCTGAACCATTGAAAGGGTCTAAAACAATATCATTTCTATATGATAATATCTTAATTGCCTTTTCGGGAATATCCATCGAGAACGTTGCCTTTGTTAATGAACGAGTGTCAGCAAAGTATTTCCATTGTCCAAACACCAATTCCATGAACTCTTTCTTATCTTGTTCAGAATAAGCAACTTTGTTCTTTCCCTCTTCAGTTAGATAAGGTTCACCTTTCCATTGTGGTTCACCTTTAATTTTCTTAATATGAACTTTCTTATAAGCAAGAATAACACACTCTTTTGGGTTATAAATGTAAGGTGCCGATGGACTCATCCAAGAACCCCAAGCAGTTGTCTTACTTCTATGTGGCGAGTCTTCTTCAAGGTCAACAATACCGTAGAACTTAAACCCAACTTTTTTCATCACCTGATATATCTCAGAGGCAAAGAATACTCTACCACCACGAGCTTGTACATTTACCTCATATGGTATGTTAATAGCCATTCTTCCATCGTCTTTAAGTAAACGATAAGCCTCCGTTAACCATTTTTCAGACCAATCCCAATATTCATCCATAACAATCTCATCATTATGTGTGTCGTATTGGATACCCACATTATATGGTGGTGACGTTACAACTAAATCAACCCAACCTTCAGGCATCTCTTTCATTACATCAATGGTGTCACCATTGATTACCTTATTAATATAATTCTCAATCATTCTGTAATTTTTCTATCTTTTTTTCAATATACCATATAGCTTTCTTCAGGTCCTGAACCACATTGTCTTTCTTACCAGCACGTGATAGGTATTTGACCGCATTACCCAAATAAAAATCTTTATCTAAACCCCAAGCATCAATGACTTTGATAGCTTCATATGGATTATCTTCACCACCATAGTGTGATGGGTGATTAACCATTTCTTTTTGTTCTGACATAATATTCTTTTCCATATTTACTTTCTTCAAGTATACCCTCACTTACAAGTTTTTCAATTCGTTTTCTTGTTTCGTCGATTCCAACTCGTAGGATATAATCACAAATGTAATTGATATGAACTGGTTTTTCAAGTTTTCTTAACAGAACTTCATACGGGTCTATATTGTTTCTCATACTCTTTAAATTTTTTGGCAACGTCGTTATTTGTGAAAATGATTGAATCGGCTTTGAGATAATGATTAATAATAGTTAAATCTTTTTCTAAACTTTTGATTTGTTCTTCTCCTATTATTTTTTTGTTGAATCCCATATAACAAATATATTAATCTTTTTTTAGATTTACAATTGTTTTTTTCTGAACTATGTAACTTAATACCTTTCTTTTAAAGATTGGTAGGAGTGTATTTTCAAATGGTAGGTCGTTGGAAGACATTAATTCAAAGATGGGTAAACTTATATCTTGTGTTAATTCATTTAATATTGTTCTAATTACCTTTTTACTTTCCCCATCAAATATCAACTGAACCGCAAATTTACTGTCGTGTTTAACCGTATCAATACCACCAGTTGTATACTTCCAAATCCTTTTGTTGTTCCCGTTAAGTGTGAAGAAGTAACCTCTTTCTAAATCCTGTTTCTTATTTTCGTTGGTGTGTTTGATTGAAACCGAGTCGTATGTTAATGTCCAAAGAGCTTTGATGACATTGAAATATTCAAAAAACTTTGGTCCGGCATATTTTAATACCTTATTTAATTCTTCCAACTCATCATCATTTAATTTTGGGATGGGTGTGAATTTAAGTTCATTGATTAGTATTTCATCATCAATAACTTCAAACTTCTTATTAACAACGATGTATTTGAATTCCGAAGACATCACTTGTAGATTAGCCAAGTGTAATGACATTTCACTAAATAATGGATATAACTCAAACTTCTCAATCTTATCGTCACAGAACTTTAAAAAGTCCATCAACATATAATATTTGTGTTCGTAGTCAATTGGTTCTGTTAATAACCAGTCGGTTGTTAATCTGAAATGATTATTTTTTTTCGTTCTTCTTTTTCTTGATTTGGTTTCCATTTTACCCTTCTATTTGTAAAATGTAATATGTTTCATCATTAAATTCAATAGTATCGTAATCACCATCGTAAGAGTTCAGTGTGTGACCAATACCGTCAGTTTGAATTAACCCTTCTTTAAATCCTTTTATATCTATAAAGTTTTCAATATTCAAACCATATTCTTCAATTACGTTCGCAGGGTCATCAACCAAATCATTAATTAAATCTTCAACCTTTTCCTCAATTAAATTTTCAGGGACAGTTTTATCACTATCTCTTAACTCATCAAGTTCTTCATTTAATTCATCTTTTTTTTCTTGGTCTATTTCAGAATCTTCTAAAAACAATTCAATTTCATCAATCCTTTCTTGAACTGCCGGGTCGGAATATTCAAAATCTTCCTCGTCAAAAAAGTCTTCAAGGTTTTCTCTAACATTATTTTCTTCATCGTCTCTAAAAGTTTCCTTAAGTTCTTCAATATCAATATAATCTTCAACAAAACTAGAATTAAAACCTTTTATTCCGATATCATCAATCAATTCATCAATTCTTTCATATGCCGACATGTGGGTTCTATAATTATCACCAACCGCCCATCTTTCTTTTGATTCTTCTAATTCGTCAGTTAACAAATAAAAAGTTCTCATACTATAATATTTGTAATCATAAACCAAATTATATAAGTCAATTCTTTTTTCAAGTTCTTCAATTTCTTCTTCAACCGCTTCTAAATCCATCAGATTTTCATTATCTTCTGTTTCTTTCTCAATTTCCTCCATTCTTTCTTTTGCAGTATAAAGTTCCTGTAACCTTGCATCATGATTAGGTTCTTTAGCCTCATAAAGACCAAAAGATGAAGTCAGATACTCAAATAAAACATTTGCCAAAATCGCAATCTCACTAGTCGCAGTTTCTAAATTCCATTCGTCCTCTTGTCGTAAATCGTTTTGTTTGGCTAATTCAATCTGTCTTTGTTTTTTGATTTGAATTTTTTCATACGGTGTTCCATATGTTGAAATATTATTGTATATAAGACCCTCAAGAGAGTTAATTTGAGTGTATGATAAATCTAAACCACCATTAACTGTGATATTTGTAATGTTATTAGCATCCGTATTTCTCAAACTTAAGTCACCATCAATAACAATTCGTTTACCTCTGAATTGTTTCATATTTTGAACCAATTTACCGTTATAGTTAGTAAACTTTAATAAGTCAATATATTGCTCAGGTGTTATAACAACACTCTCTTGTCCTTCTTCCTCAACCAACATCTGAACAACCTTTTGTATTTGTGATATATCTATATTAACTCTCATGATAAAAATTATATTAATAAATATTAAAATAACTATATTATTTACTATTAAATCACATGTGGTAAATATTTATAATAAAATACCAACAATATGGGATGTGGATGTAAAAAACAAAGTGCGTCACCTGAACAGGTGAAAAAGTTAAGAACTGAGAGTATCAGAACAGCAATTCAAAGTACTATTGATAAGTACTACAACAAAAACAAGAAAAAGTAATAAACCTCTAATAAATTAAAAACAATGAAGAACAACAACGGTGGTGGTTGCGGATGTGGAAAATAATCTTTCCCGCAACATAAGAAAACTAAAAGGGGAATTTTTCCCCTTTTTTTATATTTATCATTATGGAATTTAAAATTTTCAAAAACTTAAACGAAGAAGAGGAAAAACCCGTACTAACAGCTTTCCAAAATAAGTTAGTAAAACTTATTACTCTATTCCAAAACGGAGATGTTACTGAAGAGGATATTGAAAACACCATAGGTGGTTTTGATAAATTTTTTGAGTTAATAATTAAAAATAATTTAACACATTACATTGACCCTTTTAATAATGACTGGTCGGATTATCAAAATAAAATAATTTATCAGTTAATACAAAAAGACCCAAATTACATCTATAAGATGATGGAAATGGAATTTTCAGATATAACTGAAATTGATGGGAAATATTATGTTGATTTAGAAGATTCTGGTGAACTGGCACAATTCTTTAGTAGTGGTAGAAACGATATTAGTGAAGATAGAATTGCCGAAATATTAAATGGGGATTATGATGGTTATTTATATGATGACGTAACAGGTGATGAGTTCAAAGATATTTATGAAGAACTAGAACCAAAATACCAAGAAGAAATTAGAGGTTATATCAAAGAAGATTTACTTAAAATTGGTAATTTATCTATCGAACATCTAACTCCTGAATTAATAGAAGATTTAGCAATAGAACAAGGTGATGAGTCGAATTTAAAATTAAATGAAGAGATAATCACTAAACTTTTACAAGATAATGATTGTGTTGAATACTTTATAATGAACTTAGGATTAGATATAAGAAGTGAATTATATTCATTATACTCAAATTGTTATGGGTCGGTTTATGCTAACGAATTGTATGACTCACTTATAGGACAATTAGTCGGTGAGGTTATTGATAGTAAAAAATCAGAAGAGTATAAATACAAAAAACACGACTACAATAAAAGTACATCAACAGAAAGATGGGGTGTAAGATATGAAGTTACAAAAACTGCTCATAATAATATTAAACTTTGGTTTGAAAGTAACGTAAATAACCCATATGAAAATTTAAATTATTACGGAGGTTACATCAACCTACTTAAAAGTTTATTTGAAAATGGTGATTTAAATTGGTTGAGTTCTGGAAGAGTTCCTGACTACCCCGATTTAGGTGACGTTAAAAAATGTCTTAATATTGAATTTAATAGTTATTTCTAATAACACAAAAAATTATTTACACTTTAACCTTTAAAATTTTAGTTCTAAAATTGGACATGGAAAAAGAGAGTTGTATTTTAAATCAAGAATTTGTTAATAAGTTTGCAGATTTCTTATGTCAAGAAATAAGTGATAATAACACTTATAAAACAAAACTATCAGTTGTTGATTGTAATAGTTTATTTATTATCAAAGGTTATACAAAGAATCCAAAAATATATGGATGTTACAATCTGACAGATAAGTTCATAGAACAAGAACAAAATAACTATTCTGATTTAACAGCTCTTAATCTTAAAACATTGGACATCATAGATTATGATACCAAAGACACAAACTTTGAGGATACAAAATTCGTATTTGAATATCCTGAAACTTTCACAACAAACAATCTATCATCAATAACCATACAATCAACATTCCCTCACGGTTATTCTAAAAACTATTTAGGTAATCTTTATTCTTACCTTTATAAAATCTCGGAGAAATCACAACCGTACTTTAAGTTCAGAAACATTAAATTGGAATTTGAAAGTAATGAAGGTAACCTGAAATTCACAAAGGTAAAATCAGATAGTTACTATAGTTCAGAACTTCTCCTATCGATATTAAACGACAACTTTGAAGGTAAGGTATCAGATGACTACCAACTACCGTCCAAATTGTTCCTGAACGTTATTTAAACACGTTTAGAATAACCAACGATTTGGTAGAAGTCTCTATCACCATCAATATACCCCTTAACCATCACCAATAGGTTTCTAAACATGAACGCATCTGGTGTTTGTTTTTCACACTTGGAGAACAACTCAACAAAAGAAATTAAAACTTCAACAGAATAATAACCACATCCTTGTAACTCAAGATACTTTGATGTGAGTTTATTAACATACTGTAACTTGTAGGTATCCCTTGATGTCTCACAATTAAATGGTTCGGTCTCATCATAGATTTTTATCAGGTCATCAATAAAACCCTTAATAACATTCGGAGCACATTGTTTCTTAGCAATCAAATCAACAATCCAATGTGTATGTGATGGTGTCCGTAATCTCTTACCTTCCTCCTTATGTTTTACTATGAAATCCAAATCAGGACGAGCCCCTCTTCCACCTTGATAGATAGCAATCTTTGATGTTGGGTCAACTTGCCAAAATGTCAAAGGGGTATGAACTACCCCTTTCTTTTTAAATGTTAGTTCCTTCATGGAACAAAACTACAAAATATTTTTTATAATTCCAACAGCTTCGTTTATATCTTGGAAATCTCTGTCGGGAGCGAATAACTTAGCATCTTCTGTTACAGTATCCACAATCATAAATGCCGGAACAAAATCATTACCAGTGACTTCAACAAAAAGGTTATACTCCTCTTCGTATTTTTCAATGTCTCGTTCCTTAAACTTAATCTTATTTTCTTTAAGTTGTTTTTTAAACTCCGTACACCAATGACAACCTTTCATTGTATATGCAACCAATAAATTAGCCATTAGTTCTCAATGTGTTCAGTGATTAATGATGATACCATATCAGCAGGTTTTAAACCAACCATCGTGTGAGTATCAACACCTTCTTTATAGAATTTTAAAACTGGTACATTTCTAACACCCAAACTCTTTGAGAAATTAATATCACTCTCAACATCAAACTCATAGATTGACACATCAGTTGTGATTTTCTTTAATTCTTCTGTTAATTGTTTACAGGGACCACACCATGTGGCATACATCTTTAATATAAAATCTTCCCCGTTGTTAATTTTTTCCTGTATCTGACTACTTGTTAATTGTTCCATACTTTTAAATATTTTTACTTTCCTTTTTTTGTTTCAAAAGTTGAGTTAAGAAGAACTTAACCTCACTCAACTTGTCAGCGTTATAATATAATTTTACTTTATACTCAACCCCATCTGCTTTAGATAAATAAATAAAACTACCGTTGGGTAGTTTACATATTAAATCGGAGTAAACCTCACCATCACTATACATGATTGAGTTGATAAAAACTTTTTCTATGTTATCTCTTTTCAAAAAATCATTAGGTAAAAGATTGTGTCCATCAGATAACTGAAGAATTGATAAAAGTCCTTCTTTATCCAACAGTCTATCCTCAAATAGAAATATCTTTTTTTCGTTTACCATTCAAAGTCAATGTAAGGTAAATCATCTCCAATGTCAATTGAATTTGTTAAATGTCCCCAGTTAAGTTGTCCGTCTTTATCAAAAATAAAGTTGTATTCTTTTCTTCCACCACCAGTAACAAACTCAGCTATAGGATTACCCCACACTTCATTAGAGATACTTTTTAATCTATTATCCAATATAGAAATCGCATCATCCCAACTATCATCCAATAAACCATTAAATCTTCCAAGTGTCTGAACTCGTTTGAATATAACAGGTTGATTATTATTCGTACCGATTGAAGGTCTGTATTCAATTGACGCTCTCTCCCCATCTTCCTTACGAAGTGATATAATTAATGATGAAGGTCTATCTTGATAAGTTCTTACACAATTAGATTGGTGTACTGACTCATCAACATATTCTTCACTACTTTGTAGTACAAGAGGGTTAAATACCATTTTATCACTTGTTATGATTGGTTTTGATACTTGTTCAACAAATTCATTAGAGTATTGTCTTGAGTATTTCCCTGTGGTGTAAAAGTCAACTTTATCTGACCAAGTACTATGTTCAGCATTAAATTCTTTCAAAGTTTTAGACATCCATTTAATCGGCTCGTTTCTTGATAGAATATCAAAAAATCTTACGTGGTCGTAAAAAGTATGAGTAGATAAATTATGGTCGGTTTTAGATAATAAGTAAATCTGATAACAATTACTCATATCCCTTTTACCGAAATTTTCAAAATAATGTCTTACAGGTTGAAATGGTGATTCGTCAATTTTAGTGTTAAAAATAATACACAATTCTTCTTCAGGTCTTTGTAAAATAAAATCTCTCCCAAAGACATCCATCAACATTTTAATACTTTTGAAACAAGGATTTTGGACTTTATGTAATACTTTTTTAATTTTCTCTGAACTTACATCGTTTAATTTCATATAAGCATCAACCATCTTAAATCCGTATTTCTTATAGTCTTTTTTAATTGGTTTTGGATATACATTGTAATACCCTCTCCAATTATCAGGTTTCTTAACCCCTTGTTTGTCCAACAAGCATCCAAATAAAGACATCGGTAACTCAATGTAGTTTAAAACT